TTCCTAATGCTTCCATCATATGTCCTCCTATAATTTATCCTATATATATTATATCATAGTTCCCGCAAAAAATCAAATTTCTCAATAATAACGCGGGTCTCTAAATTTTGTCCATTTTGTTCCAGCTACTGTTTTACCTTGAATGAAGTCATAGCCTTCGCGCGCATCAACGTGGGTTAATTGACATCCAAAAGCACCGCCGTAGAACTCAACAACGTAGCCGCCGCCTACATAGGTTCCGATGTGTCCATCTCTACCTACCCAATCACCAGGCTTCAGGTCAGAACGACTAATTTTTACAGAATATGTGTTGCTACATAGTGTATTTGCAGATTCATCAAAATTAGCATCAACATAGCCAAACTTTCTCAGATATCCAACTTCCATACCAGAGCAGTCTGAACAGGGAAGAGAACCATTTTGTTCTACTTGCTTAATCATCCATTCTTTTCTGCCGTTGTTAAACATTGCGGGTTTTGCTTTTGCGCGAGACTTAATATAATCAACTGTTGCATAGCGCTCGTATAAGTTTGCGCCCCAAATATACAGTGCTCTAATTTTTCCGCCCTAAGACTTATCATAAGCATATTTTAATATCTCAAGACAGATATTTTTACGCTTATCACTAGCATTTATAAGATCTTTTTCAATCGCCGCTCTTTTTACGGGAGAAATCCAAGTATAAGCATCAAGTATGGATTTGGGCGGTTCAGGTTTAGGAGTCGGCTTAGGGGTTGGCGTAGGCGTAGGTTGAGGTGCAGGCTGAGGTTTTGACTGTTTATAGCCTGCACTTGCTTCTCTTACAATTGCCTCAAATGTTTTTTCTCCAACAATACCGTCAACTGTTAACGCTTTTCCATCATTATCCTTTTTGGCTTTTTGGAATGCTTTTACAGCGGCGACACTATCAGAACCGAGCGTTTCGCTAGAAATCTTCGTGACGGAGCTTGTGTAGAAGTTCATAGCGAACAGACGCTGCTTAATGAACATTACATCTTTTCCGCTCATTCCGGATTTTAATAATCTGGTATAAACATAACCTGCTTTTGTCGCGGCCGCGACGATAGAAGCCCAAGATTCAGGACCGACTTTACCATCTACGCCTAATTTTTTTCCTTTTGCATTCTTATTTTTTTTCTGAAAGTTTTTAACAGCTGTAACTGTATCCGCACCAAAATTCTCGGATTTTATTGTTGTTACTGAGCTGGGATAATATCCTAACCAAAATAGGAGCTATTTGATGTATAAAACATCTTTTCCGCTCATATTCTCTTTTAAAAGACGAGTATATTTCATTCGTTTTCCTCCTTTTTAATATTTCTCCTTATAATAAGTCACAAAAACAACTCTATCGTCTAAAATTTGCTTTCTCGCGTAAAATATGATATAATTAAATCAGAAAAAGAAAAATGGAGTATTATATATATGAATAATGATAATGTATTAAAAACTTATGATAAAATATGTAACGCCGCACTTATAAACCTTTTTGGTTTAAGTAAAAATATGAAAACTATTAATATAGAATTATATGATTTAAATAGTTATAGTTCTAAATTTATGTTAATGACGGCACGAAATGTTCAAGCAATCACAGGTAAAAAAATTAGAATAAAATGTGGTTTCTGGGATTTAGTAAAATTTAAGTGGAAAAATAAGAAAAACAAAGATTTAAAACACACAAAAGAAATGAGTGTTAATAGTTGTATTTTCTTAAATGATTTGAAGCAGGCTTTTGAGGCTGATGATGATGTTTTTGAGAAAATTTATAAAAAATTTTATGAGGAGAATAAAGATGTTAGCAGTAATAATCCCAGCATATAATAGACCTGATGATTTGAGATAGGCTTTAAAATCTCTTACATTATAGACTAAATCAAGATTTATGACTTATGTTATAGATGATTGTAGTACAGAAGATTTAGAATCAGTATGCGATGAATTTAAAGGATAGTTACATATATATTATTTTAGAATGAAAGAAAATGGCGGGCCTGGTATGGCTAGACAGTACGGTTTAGATATCGCGGCGAGGTCACATATAGATTTAGTAATGTTTTTAGACTCCGATGATATGCTATATCCTAATGCAATTAGTAAATTAAGTTATGAAATAAATCATCGAATGGACGATTATGTAGTGTCACCTATATCTGTAGAATCCCAATTAGAACCTGGCTATGTTATGACTGCTGAATATGCGGCACGTACTTGGTTACATGGGAAAATTTTTCGTGTAGATTTTTTAACATAGAATAATATTCGTTTTTTAGATGGATTAAGAGGAAATGAAGATGTAAATTTTATGTTAAAATGTGATGTTAGTACAAAAAAGAAATCTATATTAGACGAGCCATTTTATTTGTGGAGAGATAATAGTAACTCAATTACAAGAACTAATGGTACTGCTAAAGATAAAATATTAAGCGAAGATTATGTTATTGCAGTATGTGATGCTATTAAATTTATGAAAGAAAAAAATAGACCTGTTGATGATTTTGCTCAATATATTTTATTCTTTTATAAGTATTATTAGATAGCATTAATGAAAAAAATGGATTTAACAAAAATGACAGAGTTAATTCAAGAATTTTTAACTTATCCAGAAGTTAGATATAAGTTATCAAAATATATGATATGGAGAGACTTTGAAAAATAGTTATCTAATTATACAATAATTGATAAAAAAGTATATTTTTATCCACAAACATTTATAGAATGGTTTAAACAATTTGATAAAGAAGGAGAGATATTAAGTGAAATATGTGGTAATTAATGGCTTTCCCCGCACGGGTAAAACGACTTTTACTGCGTTTTGCCTCAAATATTTAGGTGCATATGGAACAGCCATTTCAACAGTAGATTTTATAAAAGAGTTTGCAAAGAATTGTGGCTGGGAAGGCGATAAAACACCACGCGATCGCAAGTTTTTAAGTGATTTAAAGAAACTTTTAGCCGATTGGGATGATGTTCCATGGAAAAAAGTTCAGGCTCATATAGAACAATTTAGAAGCACTTTTGAGCAGTTTGATATGAGTACGGATAAAGCAGTTGTATTTATTCATTCAAGAGAGCCAGAAGAGATTGAGCGTTTTAAGACCCAGTTAGGCGCAACTACTGTACTTATTAGTCGCGGCGCTCGTCATGTGGAAGAATTATCTAATTATTCGGATAGACATATAAATGATATTGATTATGACTATGCGATTAAAAATGATGGGACTCTTGAAGAATTAGAACAAAAAGCAAAAGAATTTTGTGATATGATTAGAGATGAGTAAGCCAGAAGAAAAAATAATTGCGATTTTATAGCGCGAACATATAAGTTTTTTTAGGGAATATAGGTTTAGCGATTTAGCAAAATATCGTTTTGACTTTTATATTCCCTCTTTAAATATTGTGATTGAATATGATGGAGAGTAGCATTTTCGCTAGGTAAAGAAATTTTAGAAAACTAGAGCTGACTTTTTGCGGCAACAAGGTCGTGATAGGAAAAAGAATGAATTTTGTCTTCGCCGCAAGATTAAGTTATATCGTGTACCTTATTGGGAGATTGAGGGTATAAGTTGTTTTAAGGATTTATGTAAAACGAAGTTTCGTGTGAAAGATAAATATCATAATGATAAGTTGAGACATCAAATTATAGATAAAAAATAATAATTGTCTACTTACCAATGGGTAGGAGGCTTAAAATTATGGATTTTAGTAATATAACAGAGGTTATATTGTTATTTAGCACAGTCGGTCTGGCGGTAACTAATATAATTTAGGTATATATAAAGAAACCTTATGGTTTAATTAAAGCAAGATATGAAGAATCATAGAAAAAACATCGTCAAGAACTTGAGACAATGATACGAGAAACTATCCCATAGGTAATGGATTAGGAGTTAAAACCTATTTTAGAGAATTAGAATACAATGAAAGAAAGAATGGATTAGTTTATGACTAATACTATTACACTTATGAGGTAGGAGATTACTTCAATTTATTATAAATATAAAGATGAGAAAACACTTCCGCTTTATGTTTATGAAAATTTGAAGGAGTTATATGACAATTATGAAGCATCTGGTGGAAATCATTATATTCATAAGATTTATGATAGAATGATGCATTGGGATGTGGTAGATACGGACGATGATGAATAATTAAAAATTGACATCACATTAATTTTATGGTATAATATAAAAAAAGATAGTAGGAGAATTTACTATGTTTTATATTATACCTATTTTTTTATCTATAATTTTTCTTATACTATTTATTATATTTAAGCGTAAAAGTGATAAATTATCATTTTAGAAATATCAATCTTTAAATGATTTTACAAAAGCAGAAAGAGAAAGAATAGAGCGTCGCACAAAAGATTTAAGAATATCAGAACGAGAAATACAAAAAAATATCTATACTCTTACTGCACAATATAATGAATTAAAAGAGAATCAACAACAAAATATAGATAAAGACTTAAATTTTTATCGTGATTCAAAAATAAAAGAAATAGATAATGAAATGTTAACGAAGCGCCGCGAAGCGTAGGAGCAACTTGAGTAGTTTTTAGAGAAAAATTCAGTAGAATAGGCTAATGCATATGTTGAGTTGGCGCAGATAAAAAACGATTTGGAAGATTTTCGTAAGCGCCGCGATGTTGTAAACCAACAAATTCTCCGAGAGAAAGCAATATAGGACGAAGAAGATTTTTATCGGGTGTGTGTAAGCGATTAGGATATAGAAGATTTAGACTTATTAAAAACTATAGAACCTCGTTTTCATAACCGACAAGTTCTGCGGCGTGCGGCTTACGATTGTTATATAAAGAAACCCGCACAAGAAATGATTAAAAGAGTGCTGGGAGGAAGGAGTCCAAGTGGTATTTATTGTATTACTTATCGCCCTACTGGTGAGCTTTATATTGGACGAGCGGTAAGCGTAGATAAACGATGGAATGAGCATATTAAGAATGCTATGGGAGTTGGGACACAAATTGCTCATACTTCTTTACATACAAAGATGGCTAAAGATGGAATTTGGAATTTTAGTTTTTAGTTATTAGAAGAAGTTGATAAGGATATGTTAAGAGAAAGAGAGAAGTTTTATATAGATTTATATGGAGCAAAGAATTTATTAAATGAACGGCAAGGTGGATAAAATGATAAAAAATGTAAAATTTACTATGTTTTTTTGTGCGTTAGGAGTAATCATAGGAGTATTTATAGTCTTTTTTGTGAGAGGTTAAAATGAAGTTAAGTGAAAAATAGAAACAAATCATAGAATCACCCGAAAATCGAGTTCTTGTGATTTCAAGTGCGGCGGTTGGTAAAACCGCTTGTATTGCTGCGCGTACCAAATTTTTGTTGGAGCTGGGTGAAGACCCATATCAAATGGCTGTAATAACTTTTACGATAGCGGCCGCACAAGAAATGAGAGAACGAATTGGAACTTATGAAGGACTTTTTGTGGGTACAATTCATGCTCTTGTATATCAATGGCTCTGTATGGGCGGTTATAAGATAGAAGCAGATAAATATGTAGATGATGAAGACTTTGATAAGTTTTTTACATTATTAAAAAAACACCCAGAATGTGCTCGCCGCATTAAAACGCTAATCGTGGACGAAGCACAAGATGTTAGTGATAATATGTGGTATGTATTTTTTGAGATTATACAACCAGAAAATTTCTTTATTGTTGGTGACCCAAATCAATCAATTTATAGTTTTAGACACGTCAATCCTAATAAACTTTTTGAAATAAGTGAATGGGACGATGTGATTACATATCATTTAAATGAAAATTATCGTAATGCGCGTAATATACTTGCGTTTGCGAAGACTTTTATCCGCAAGGCTGGAATGGATATGAGTGATACTTCTATTCCTATGAACCAAAATATGGGACGAGTGATAAAAGGTACATATTCAATTGAGAATTTGGAGAAACTTTTACCGAAAATTCATAATTATGGAGATTGGTTTATATTAGCGAGGACGAATGCGACGGCTGATAAGATATTGCACGTGCTAACAAAGAATAAAATTCCATGTTAGCGACTCGTGCGCGCAGGCTTATCCCAGAAGGAATTAGGCGATCTGATGAAGTGTGATAAGGTACTAATTGGTACTATTCATAGCGCAAAAGGACTTGAACGCTACGGCGTTATAATGTGCGGCCCATGGTACCGATAGGCAGAAGAATATCGCTTAAATTATGTCGCCGCGACTAGAGCGCAGGAAGTATTAGTCTGGCTTGGATTGCCGTCAAAGAAAAATAAGTATCATACCTCAAATTGGGAGTAAGGAAAGAATCAAATTTGATTTTTTCCTTTTTTTATGTTATAATATTTATATAGGGTAAAAAGGAGACTATTTTATGAAAGGTTATGTAGATGGAATTGATTGGTATAATGCGGATGCGATGAAATATTGGAGTTTTCCTTCATCATATACAAAAGATAAAAAGGCCGAAACCATGAATTTGGTTTATAGTGGTGATTACATTGGCGCGATTAAAGTAGATGGATATTATGAGCGTATTATAAAAGATGAAGATGGAAATTGTTTTATGGTCGCCCGCAATCGTAACTCTAAAGGTGAGATGACAGAAAAACTTGCATGGGTTCCCCATATTCAACCTTGGTTAGATTCGCTTCCAAAAGGAACTGTGTTATTAACCGAATGTTATTTGCCTGGGAATGAGGGAAGTAAAAAAATTACATCAATTTTGGGTTGTCTGCAAGAAAAAGCAATTAAACGCCAAGAAGAAGGACAAAAACTTCATTTTTATGTGTTTGATGTGATGGCTCTTGCGGGCGGAAATTTTAATAATGAACCTTTTAGTTATAGAGTAGAAGCAGTTAAAGCATTAGCAGACCTTAATCCTTCTGAATATGTAGAATATGCAGTTTATTATGAAGGAAAAGAATTGTGGAATCAACTTCAGACCGCACTTGCAAACGGTCGTGAAGGCATGGTTATTATGAGAAAAGACGCGCCCGTGTATTTTAAGCGTACTCCCGCGCGTGTATCATTAAAAATAAAAAAAGAACTCCAAGATACCATAGATTGTTTCTTTACTGGGCGTATAAGTGCGCCGACCGTTGAATATACTGGTAAAGAAATTGAAACATGGGAATATTGGGAAGATAATATTACTGGTGAAAAAAAGTTTGGAAAATTTTATAAAGACTATTATGATGGAGCGCCGCTAACACCAGTGACGAAGTCATATTTTATTGGTATGGCTGGGTCATTAGAAATAGGCGTAGTAAATAAGAATGGTAAAATCAAGCCGATTGGGTGGTTATCTGGGCTTACTGATGAAATAAAAATGAACCCAGAAAAATATAAAGGTAAAGTAATAGAGGTCGCCGCGATGGAGTACGATAAAGAGTCAGGTGGACTTCGTCATGCAAAAATGATAGGTTGGCGACCCGATAAAACATGGAAGGATTGTGAATGGAATGAGGGATAAAGATAGAATAAGAAAATTTTTAGAAGAAATAGCAGATTTATGGGAAGAAGAACCTTTTACTGATTGGAGATTTGGACAGTTAATGTGTAACTTTATGGGATGGGTTTATCAAGTTAAACAGAGAGATGCGTTCTTTTTAGAAGAAGATCAGTTCATTCAATACTTAAAAGAATATATAGAGGAGGAAAAGCGATGAAAAAAATTATTTTTAATGAAAAAAGTCCAGAATTTAATAAGTTTATGATAGAGCGCTTTCCTTTTCTTATGCCACGAAATGTATGGACAGGAAAAATAGTAGAAGACTATGATTATAGTTGGACCTTATTTAATGAAATTCCAAGGGGATGGCGAAAAGCATTTGGAATGGATTTTATGGAAGAATTAAGGGAGGCCTGTATTGAGGCAGATTTTCTTGATGAACTTATGATACTTCAAATTAAAGAAAAATTTGGTACTTTAAGATTTTATACAAATCCAATACCTCGAAATATCGATCATATTATTCAAAAATATGAGGATTTGAGTGCGTGGATTTGTATTGAGTGTGGTGCACCCGCAAAATGGATAAGCAAAGATTGGATTTGTCCTTGGTGTGATGATTGTTGTAAAGAGTCAAGGAATACTCGTCCAAGCGCATTTGATACTATAGATACTTGGTATGGTGAGTATGAACCGATAGGAGATAGTAAATGGGATATGATATTAAAGACATCAAATCATTAGACTTCAGAACAGCCGTAAGAGAGCGAATACAGATGTATCTCGGATCAGATGATGCCGAGGGGACATATCAGGCTCTGAAAGAGATTATAAATAATTCTACAGATGAAGCCATCGCAGGGTTTGGTAAAAAAATTGAGATTTCTATTTCTGAAAAAGAAAATAGCGCATTCGTCCGCGATTACGGTCGCGGCGTTCCCTTTGGAACAAGAGAAGACGGAGAGAATGTACTTGTTTCTATATATGCGAAGTCGCACACAGGTGGTAAGTTTGAAGAAGGCGCATATAAAAATGCGTCGGGTCTCAACGGTATTGGGGCCAAATGTGTGTGTTTGAGTTCCTCAAAATTTCACGTCGTATCATACAGAAATGGAACTCGTGCGTGCGCGAAATTTATAGAAGGAAATTTAATAGATTATAAAGAAGAACCTACGACTGAACCTAATGGTACTGCGGTAATATTTACACCAGACCCGAAAGTTTTTAAGACAGGTAAGATAGGTTATTCTTATGATAGAGTATGTGAAGATATAAAAAATATATCTTAT